AACTATTACCGACAGAATTTGGATACACTGATTTTCAAACAAATATATGGAGACCAAAAAGATATGAAGGAACTTATGGCACAAATGGTTTTTGGTTAAAACTATCTGATAATTCAAACAATACTGCGACAACACTTGGTAGAGATTATTCTGGTAATGGTAACAATTTTACACCAAATTCAATAGCTTTATCATCAGGCACACATCATGTAAATTATCAGTCAGTTTTAGATACACCAACAAATAATTTTCCTACTTTAAATCCTTATAGAGCTGTGTATGGTGGTAATGTACACTACGCAAATTTGAAAAGTGCGACAGTTGCTTATCAATCATATCCAGAATTTTGGGCTACGATGGGTATGACACGAGGGAAGTGGTATTGTGAGGCTTACGTTACTGGTGGTGCCAATGGTCCATCTGTAAGTGGTGGTATTAAAGTTCAGACGATGCAACCAGCATCAGATGGAGGTCCTGGTATTGGATACCAAAATCCTCCCAATTCAAAAGGAACTAGTGGTGGTTCAAGTCCTGGTTATGGAAATGGCACACTCGTAGGAATTGCATATGATGCTTATAAAGGTATTGTAACTTTCTATAAAAATGGATCAGTATACGGAAGCACTGCTCATGATGATGTAGACACAACTCTAACTTGGTTTTTTGGTTTTGCTGGATATTCTTATAACCCTGACAATGATCGTAAAGTATTTTATACATGTAATTTTGGACAGAGACCATTTACTTATACACCACCCACAGGTTTTGTTGCCTTATGCCAAAAGAATTTAGATTTGCTTCCGATTGATACAACAGACGTATCATCTGAGGGTCAGGGAACAGTAGTTTTAAGACCACAAAGATTTTTTGATACCGTGCTTTACACAGGTAATGGACCTACAGGTCAATCAATAACTGGATTAGAATTTGCACCAGATTTTGTATGGATTAAGTCAAGGTCTTTTTCAAATAATCATCATTTGTTTGATACTATAAGAGGACCAGATAAAATTTTAAGATCTTCATCTACTGATGCTGAAAGTACAGTCACTGGTGTTATGTCATCATTTGATAGTGGTGGATTTACTGTGAAAGAGGGAGGTGGTAATAATGCTACTAATGCTAATGGTCAACAATTCGTTGCTTGGTGTTGGAAAGCAGGAGGAACTTCAGTCGCAAATAATGATGGAGCTATCGCATCAACAGTTAATGTAAATAAAGAAGCAGGATTTAGTATTGTAGGATTTCAACCAACTGCTGCTAGTACAGCAGTAACAATTGGTCATGGTTTGGGTGTTGCTCCTCATATGATAATTGTAAAATCAAGAGGTTCTTCAGCTAATTGGGATGTATTTCACAACTCACCTGGAACTTCAATGGGAGCTGGTAAAAAACTTTATTTAAATGGCACTAATTCCGAAATAAGTAGTGGTGCTTGGGGTAGCACACTTCCAACTACTAGTGTATTTACTTTTAATCCTGGTAATCAAAATAATAATAATCATATTGCTTACTGTTGGCATTCTGTACCAGGATATTCAAAAATAGGTGTATACCGAGCAAATGGTAATGCTGATGGTCCATACGAACACACTGGTTTTAAACCTGCTTGGATAATGATAAAGAATCAGAGTAATAGTAGTGCTCCTTGGTATATAATTGACAATAAAAGAAGTCCACATAATGAGAGAAAAATATCATTAAAACCCAATGCTTCTAATGGAGATGCAACAGATTCAAACTTTATTGATTTTTATTCAATGGGATTTAAATTAAGAACATCAGGTTCATATGTAAATGGTGGTAATAATACTGATCGAATTATATACATGGCATTTGCAGAACAATCTGGTAGAAATGAATTTGGAACATTCGGAAATGCAGGATAAATAAAGTATGTCATTTACTAAAGTCGCACCAGCAGGAATAGGAACAGAACCAGGTAATTCAATACTGATTGGTGACTCTTTGTTGCACTCAACTGGTATTGATATTGGAAGTAATACTGGTATTGGTGTAACAATTAGAAAACATGGTGATGCAACATTTACAGGAATCATAACTGCATCTGCATTTTTTGGTGATGGTTCTGGTTTAGAGGGTGTATCAAGTTCTGGTATTGGAACACCATTAAGTGATGATGACACAAGTGATTTAAATAAAATTTATTATGTCAATCAAGAATTAAGTATTGGTTCGACTGTTACTGTTAATCATCCCGATTCAGCAGTTGCATCATATACACACTACCAAGATTTAGTTGTAACAGATGACGCAGATTTCATAGTTGCCGACGGAGATACTTTCATACCTGATGTTTTAGGCATACGCACAAGCACTTCAACTGCAAGTGCTGCAACTGGTGGTCGTATTCGTGCAGGTACACTTACAAACGCAGGTGCGAACGGAGCACCTAACTTTCCGAATGGTGTAACTGGAACATCGGCAACATTTACAACTGGTACAATTACTGGTAATCTTGGAGTTGGTGGTGTATTAACATACGAAGACGTAACTAATATAGATTCAGTCGGTGTTATAACTGCAAGAAGTGGTATTCTAGTATCCTCTGGTTCATCTATTGGTATCGGTGATGCATCTCCAACAAAACCTCTGACAGTTGGAACCACTACACCTGTAATTTTATTAGATGATCAATCAACTGGTCGTACATTAGAAATTCGTGGACCAAGCACCACTCATAGTGCAACTGTCCTAACAACTTCTAGTCACGATTTATTATTAGGAACAAATAATACAGAAAAACTTCGCATCACATCAGATGGAGATGTTGCTATTACAACGAGAGGTTCGGTTGAGGGTGTAAGTAAATTAAATGTAGAAATACCCTCTAGAACAACAGCATTTTCTGCAAGTGATGGAGATACTTGGCACGACGTATTAATTGAAAATCCTGGCGGTGCAACAAATAATGCAGTCGGACTTTGTTTCCAAGTCACTGGTGATCTTTACCATAAGAATGCTGGAACTGGTATTGCAGCAGTCAAGAATGGAACAAACTCTGATTATGGTTCTGATTTAGTATTCATTACAAGACCACAAAGTGCGGTTGCAGCAGAAAGACTTCGCATCACATCTGATGGAAAAGTGCTTATAAAAACATTAACTGATGTTTTTGGTGGTACAGATTTTGGTGTTAAAGGACAAATTTCTATTGCTAATGACAATGCGTATAGGAGAGCTTACTTATCTGGTTCTAATAATCATTTGTATTTTTGGAATGGTTCAAATCAACCTTACATATCTTCGGGTGGTTCTTTTGTTAATGCTTCTGATCAGAGTTTAAAAAAAGATATAACTGATTTAACTTATGGTATAGATGTTTTAAAAAATCTTAAACCTAGAAAATATAAAATGAAAGCTGATGATAAAGAACAAATTGGATTTATTGCACAAGAAGTAGAAACAGCTGTACCAGAAGTTGTAGATGCATCTGAGGCACCTAATGGAGATCAACATAAAGGTTTATCCTATGGAAATCTCACTGCAGTATTAACTAAAGCATTACAAGAGGCAATCGCAAAGATTGAAAAACTTGAGGCAGAAGTCAATGCTCTTAAAGGTTCATAAATAACTAAAAATAATAAACGATGTCTAGAATTAGAGCAAATACAATAACTAACCAGAATGCAAATGGTGCGCCTAATTTTCCTAATGGCATCACTATTACTGGTGTAGCTACTGCCACAACAATTAGTCAAAATATAACTGGTGATCTAACGGTCTCTGCAAATGCTGGTATATCAAGTTTAAATGTAAGTGGCATCGCAACTATTGGTGGTGATGTATCAATTGCCGATAAAATAATTCATACTGGAGATACCGATACCGCAATCAGATTCTCTGCTGCTGATACCGTTTCAGTTGAAACTGCTGGAAATGAACAGGTAAAATTTAATCATACCACTGGGACGGTTCTATATAATCATATAGTTCCAAATAATGACAGCACTAAAGATATTGGACTTACTGGTACAAGATTTAGAGCTGCGTATGTTGATAATTATTATGGGTCTGGTGCAAACTTAACTGGTATTGAATCATCTAAAGTAAGAAATTATAAACATGTAGTTGATTCTGGTTACTCTGCTTCAACTTGGGGTAGTTTTACTCAAGTAGCATCATTTTCATACACTCCCCTTCAAAGTACTAGCAAAATAATAGTGATTGCATCATTGAACTTATTATGGGAGGGCAATAATGTTCACAACTCTAGAATGAAATTTGGAAGCAACTCATATGTACAATTTGATAAAACAGCAAAAGCTGCAGGTATATCTGGTTGGCATTCTGGTAATGCAATTGCAATTTATCACTTAGGTACAGCTGGAAATACAAGTTCAAACGCAGTTATTTTAGAATTGCAGGGTACTGGTTCAAATACTTCATACTTTAACTATTCCAGTGGTGATTCCCAGTTCTTACTATTAGAAATGGCACCTGAAGGTTAATTCACTAATTTACAATTATGCAATACGATTTACCAAAAACATTAGAAATTTTAAAACCAGGAGCACAATGGGTTATCACAGCTGCTAGTTCAGCTGATGTTACCTATGCCAGTATTGATTGGAAAGATGAAAGTCAAACCAAACCCACAGAAACAGAGGTTAACAATAAACTATCTGAACTTAATAATGCAGAACCACTCAGATTATTGAGAGTTGAGAGAGATAAAAGATTGACTGAATCTGATTGGGTAACTGCTAAACAAATAGATACGGGAGTAGCAGTATCTGATGCTTGGAAAACATATCGACAAGCACTTCGTGATCTACCAGCAAGTGCATCACCAAAATTAGATTCTAATTATGATTTAGATCTAACGTCTGTAACTTGGCCAACTAAACCATCATAAGTTAGAAACTTCCTAAATATAATTACCTACATCGGAACTTGCGTGATATTAGCAAGGAGATAATAGGGGAAGAGTTTTTACACCGAGATGGACGATATCCAAAAAGAACTTAAAGATGTGCAAAAGAAGATAGAAGATATTGAAAAAAAGCAAGAAATGTTAAAACGGATACAGGATTTGGAACGTTTACGTGAGGAAAAGCAAGCAAAACGACCCACTGGACATTCTTATGAAAAGTGATATAATAGATAATAGAAACAAATCCACCATGATAAGGCAACTAATTACAGAGTTTCCTTTGTCTGATGTCCCTAAAGAAAGGACTGTGACGGAGGAAAAGATAAGGAAGTACACCTACACTAAAGAAGAGGTAGACGTTCTGATTGCGAATGCTGTAAAGGAAGCAGTTGAAGAAGCAGTGAAGATTGATGAAGCCTCTATGGCAAAGCACAATCGTGATGCTACTGTCATTAGTATGATTCTTGGATTCACTACTCTTGCATTGTTTGTAGATGGATTATTAAGAATGCTTGGTATTATTCCACCATTTATGGATTTAGATGTTAATATATTAGATAAGATAGAAACTGATATTATTGATAAGATAAAACAGGTTCCTATTCAAAAAGTTTGGCCATTTAGATGAACGACATTTCAGTTTTTATATACCTCATGTGCTTTGCAGCCGTGTTTGGTATGACATGTGTATACATGTTTATGATGATGAGATCTACAATCTCTGAGTTTGATAAGAGAACTGTAAAAACTTATGATGATGCGATGAGAGCATATCGAATGCCAGCACCTCATCCAGAAATGGAGGGTGTTAAATATGGAGAAGAACTTATGGTTTTTAATCCAGAGGAGGAAGAAGATGATGATGAAGACGATGGTGATATCATAGTCAGAACCTGACACTTTTTCAAGTGTCCACTTGACTAGCAGAATAACATAGATTATAATAGGAGAGTAAGATATATTATTATGATTGAAGTATTATGCCAGAATGATCCATATAGGTATGTGAAAATGCCTGATCTCTTAGAGAATGGACATCCAGACTATCGTATTCAAAAGTGGAATAATCATAATGGATACAAGGACATGTACCTTTGTGATAACTTTATGCAGATGAAAACTGCTATCGAAGACTTTGAATATACAAAGTGGTTAGATCCTGCAGGTGTGCCTTGCTACGTTTGTGATAAATAAAATTGTAGAACACATAGTATAGCACAATGTCACATTTTGGAGATTTATTAGCTGGAAAGACAAAACCACCTACTCCTGTAGTAGAGGAAGCACCTAGACCAGAAGAAGAAATTGCAGATGCAATCTCTGAGGTAAAAGACTTTTCTGATATGTCAAAAGAAGAACTTGAAGATTATGGACGCACTATTGGAATTGAATTAGATCGCAGACATAACAAATCAAAACTAATTAAAGAATTAGAAGATCACATTCAATATATTGAGAGTGTATAACACTTTAAAATAATAATGAGAAAGTTTGAATTTAGACCGTGGGGATGGTTCATTACTCTTGATGAGGGTAGGAACTATAAGGTGAAGAAGATTTATCTAAAACCAAATACAAAACTGTCATTGCAGTATCACAATCATCGTGATGAACATTGGACAGTAGTAGAAGGTTCTGGTAAGGCGATTGTAAATAAAAACGTTTTCATTATGAATGATGGTGATGATATGTTTATTGCGAAGAAAGCAATCCATCGAATGGAGGCAAGTCCTGATGGTGTAACATTCATCGAAGTGCAGAGAGGAAAGTGTGATGAAGAAGATATAGTAAGACTTCAAGACGATTATGGTAGAGTTGACAAACAAACTTAATTTTCTTATACTAAATACATTGATCGACTATTCATATAGGATATGAGAGAGTACAAAAAAACCGCACTTGTTCTTGGTGCAGGTGGATTTATTGGCAGTCACATGGTGAAAAGACTGCGTAAAGAGGGATATTGGGTAAGAGGTGTAGATCTAAAATACCCAGAGTTTTCTAAGACAGAAGCAAATGAATTTGTTTGTATGGATCTTAGAGATGTTGAAGTTGTTCGTAGAGTTATCCGTTTCGGTGGATACAGAGGAAACTTTTATTCACAGATTGTAGATAAGTTTCTAGAACCATTTGATGAAATCTATCAGTTTGCCGCTGATATGGGTGGTGCAGGATTTATATTTACAGGAGAGAATGATGCAGACATCATGCATAACTCTGCTTCTATAAACTTAAATCTATTAGAAGAACAAAAGAAGTTAAACAAAGATAAGAAAACAAATCATACAAAGATATTCTATTCGAGTTCTGCTTGTATGTACCCAGAACATAATCAACTAGACCCTAATAACCCTGATTGTCGTGAAGAATCTGCTTATCCAGCTAACCCTGACTCCGAATATGGATGGGAAAAACTCTTCTCGGAAAGATTATATCTCACTTATAGTCGTAACTATGGTATACCTG